TGCGACGAGATATATAACAATGACGCAGTATACGTAGAAGGATACAATGATACATTTAGAGCGACTATTTACGAAAATGCTCTTTACTCTTATATACCTTGGATGTAATGGAGAAGAATAACCCTAAAAATATAGAGTGATATTACAAAGAATATGTCTACATTAAAAAATGGTTCATTTAAAATGAAAGGTGGTAGTAAACAAAAATTAATTCGTATATTGGAAGAGTTGCTCGGCGAGCCGGGTCGTCTGGGCAAGCTATACTTAAGTGCCGATGATAAAAAACGCGATGACGATGCATTGATAAGCCTCGAAACATTCAAACAAAAAAGAGATAGCGAACGTGGGGCGTGGGAGGCGGGACGAGAAGAACGAGAAGATGCGGCAAAAAAGGTGGATAAGTCAAAGTTTGACGACAATGATGAGAAGAATAAAGTTGATACTGGTAAATTTCGAAAATCAGGTAAAGCTGGTTTCAGATTTCAAATTATGGTTGATTCAAACGCAAGAGAATTAATTCAGAATATAATCACCAGTGCAAACGAAATATTAAGACTTGCTGACTTGAAACTGTTTGAGGGTAAGGGCGTTCCAGATACGGTTGTAATAGATACATTCGAGACAAACTATGATAAGACCGTCTTGACTGGAACTGAAACGGTGAGTGTTCCTCAATTATACTCCGAAGCAAATGATTCGCAAAAACCCGAATAATTCTAACCTTTAGACGAATTATATAAGAGGACGGTCACAATAAAAACTATGTATGCATCCGCGTGTTCAAATCATTTATTAATAATGATTTGAAAACGTAATTATCAAAATAGATAATATACTCATAAATATATACACGGATGGTATTATTCGACTTAACAAAATCAATTGATACATCAAAAACTATAAATATCAATTATATCCCCATGGGGGTCACCAGTATATTAAACGATAATGTGAATAAATGGATATCGGGTATCTGCGGACGCGGGTCGTCATCTAATGTAACCTATACCGAAAGTGGCGTTACCAAAGAATACAAGGCCGATAAAATGTGGTTGGTTGGTAATAAAGATGGCGGAGGAGACACTCCGTTACAACAAGTCACCGGCAAGGCATACCAGGCTGAGCTTTTTATTCGCAACCTAGACGCGAACAATAGCGACCCAATCTATACCTGTTTTTTACTGAATGTTGCTGCAATTGCTTCTCAAAATGGTCAAGTAGATGGAATTGTAAGAGCTGCGGTCGCCGACCCCCCGGTAACGTCGCTGACTGTAGACCTAAATGCAGACATATTTCGCATCAATACGTCAAACGCAGTATATATACAATACAAAAGCAATGGTCGCAATGTATTTATTTATTCTGAACCGATCACCGTTTCCGCCGTAGCTCTTCTTAGTCTGGAAAACAACGTCACATATTTTGATATGGCGCCCGCCCAAGCCGACGACTATTCCGTGATCGCATCTCCAGTTCCAGGTGATTGGATGGAATGTGATTATGTTCCAATTGACTCCGACGATGTAGCGGCCAATAATTTATCCATGGTAATACCTGCGTCAAGCGGGTTAATACAAGACCAATCCGCGAATCAGTCATTGAAAACAATGGTCATGTTCATTTTGTTCGTCGTATTTATTGGTGTAGCCTATTTCGTTATACCAACTGCATATCTATACACAGCAAAGCTCGCATTTGACTATATGGATGATGTTACGGAAGATGCGCAGAAAGCAAAATTACCAACTATTAATGCGGCGCTAAGCGCTCTCATTGCCGGCACCGCACTAGTATTATTATTGATTGGTGCGGGCGTGTTTGGTGATACCGCAAACATTCCAAGTGCAGGTTTGATGTTATTAATCGGAATGTCTCTTGGAATATTTTATATGATCGCAATAATTGTTATCAAGTCCAAGACATCATCTATTAAGAATTGGCCGATTTCACAGATTCAAGAAGAAATGGCCGACGATTAATTGAATACAACATTATTTTGAAAGATTACCAAAATAATTTTGTCAAGTGTATATCAATGTGGAAATTATACCATCGATGCACCAATAGTATTTGTAGCCACGGGTTTAAAAGTAGTCTGCATAATTGTGATCTTCTCGTTTTTACCGATCGGCGCGCGTTGCATGACCACCTCTTCCTCTAAAGTAATTGGTTGCGTAGACCCAGGGTTCACATTCCGTGCCTCCTCTTGGGGAGGAGTCGCTTCGGCAACCTGTTTTTTAACGTCCAACATCTTCTGCGCGGGCGTCCTGGTTACCTCCACATATTGAGAGGTGTTCTTGACGACTGCACTTCTTCTCAACAACGTATATGCTACAAAAAGATACAATACACCCAAGAATGGATGCGTATACAAAAATAGTCCAACTGTGATAGCGAATATACTTAGCAATCCCAAAGGTGACTCAATATAAGGAGCTAGCCCACTGGGAGTAGACACGGGAAACACTAAATATAATACAAATACTACTAAAACGAGTATTTCCGGTAAAGTAATCTTTTTCAGAAGCAACTTCAAATTCATCGTATAAGATAATACGATATTTTCCTGTGAATGAATGGCTCGTTCTTGTCTATTTCATGCTTGGATAAAATTGAAAATTATATAGATGGTTCTTTGTATAGAATATACTAAATGTCCTTACAATGGAAACGTCGGCAAATGATGATCGCAAAGGAGAAGAAGAAGGGTGGCGACGAAACAAACAAGTTATTAACGGATGAAGACAAAGACCGGATACGCAAATCCTCTTATCTCGGCAAAAAAGGATACACCATTCCTCTCGAATTATTACCCGAATCGGAAATCGCCTTTCTAAAGAAGGATTTGTTCGTGAAAGCGGAATCCATGGGGGCATCCTACGGTCAACCTGGAGACCCCAATGAAGGTGCCTTCCCAGTATACAGGGAAAACTCGAAAAAAATATACATTCCTCGATTTTATGGATGCGAACGATATGGTCTTCCAGACCGGTCTGAAATAACCACCGGCGAAGACATATGTGTAAATTTTCCTAAAGCTCTACGTGATTACCAAGACACAATCGTGGATGTTTACATGAAGCATGTTAATAAACCCATATGCAGTGATTCAAAATTAATTGGAAACGGCGGTATACTCGAGGTCCCATGTGGTCGAGGCAAATGTCTTGGTAAAAACACACCCATACTGATGTTTGACGGCACAATCAAATTGGTTCAACATATTTGTGTGGGTGATGTATTAATGGGCGATGATTCAACTCCGCGCAACGTGCTGACCCTTGCGCGCGGGCAGGAAATGATGTATAAAGTAAATTCTTCGAATAAAGAGGGATATATTGTAAACGAAAGTCATATTCTATCGTTAAAATATACACACAACGAAAAACAGGTAGATATGTCGGTCGCGGAATATATCAAACACATAGACCAAGAGGCGCTGTATGGTTATCGCGTTCCTATACATTTTCCAAAGGCACATCTCCGAACAGACCCTTATACAATGGGAGTTCAATTATGTGATGATATTGTGAATCAACATGAGCGTAACATTCGAATTCCACATGAATACAAATGTAACACACGTGATATTCGGTTGCGATTGCTTGCCGGAATCATTGATTATGATGGGTATTATTATGATCACAAATACAATCTTATATGCTCTCATGAAGGATTTTCAAAAGATATTGTTTATGTGGCGCGTTCGCTGGGGTTTTTGGTGGAAACTCAATCGATTGTCCAAGGTCACATCGATTCTGCACAAATTCTTTATGCGGTCAGCATTAGAGGGAACGGATTACACGAAATACCTGTTAAAAATACGACCGCAAAGGCTCCAATTGTACCATCGTCGCCGTTCAACAATTTGCTATATCCCATTCAATTGGAACCGGTGGGAATAGACGACTATTATGGATTTGAGATTGACGGCAATCGCAGATTTGTTTTGGGTGATTTTACGGTCACTCATAATACAGTGATGGCGTTGAAGATTATTTCGCTCGTCCAAAAAAAGACACTGATTGTAGTTCACAAAGAGTTCTTAATGAATCAGTGGATTGAACGTGCAGCCGAGTTTCTGCCAGGTGCAAAAATCGGCCGAATACAAGGTTCTACGTTTGATGTCGATGGAAAGGATATAGTAATTGGGATGTTACAGACATTGTATGACCGAGCTCTTCCTGAAAATGCATTTGATTGTTTTGGACTGACTATTGTCGATGAAGTTCACCGGATAGGCAGCGAACAATTTTCCAAGACACTCTTACGCGTGGTGAGTCCAAACATGCTGGGCATATCTGCTACAGTTGATCGCAAAGACAAATTGACGAAAGTTTTATATATGTTCATCGGACCTAAAATATACAGCGAGGCGCGCGAAACCGATGATCCGGTTTGTGTAAGGGCAATTGAATATATATCATCTGATCCTCAATTTAATGAGACCGAGTATGATTTTCGTGGACAAGCAAAATATAGCACGATGATATCAAAATTGTCCGATTATGGTCCGCGAAGCGATTTTATCGTTCGCGTTTTGGGGGATTTGATAAAGGAAGGTCAATCGAGCGAGACCGACACGCAAATCATGGTGTTATGTCATAACCGTTCGCTATTGAAATATATGTATGAAGCGATTGTCCATCGCGGATTCGCCAGTGTCGGATATTACGTAGGCGGTATGAAACAATCTGCTTTACAAGAAACGGAAGACAAACAAATTGTTCTTGCGACTTACGCCATGGCGGCGGAAGCATTGGATATCAAAACATTGTCTGTTTTAGTTATGGCTTCGCCAAAAACGGATATAACTCAATCGGTGGGTCGCATATTGCGTGTGCGACACGATAACCCGATTGTAGTTGATATTGTCGACCGGCATGACGTATTTCAAAATCAATGGCGGCAACGTAAAACGTTCTATCGAAAGTGCAATTATCGGATACTATCCATGGATAGTGTTCGATATCAAGGCATGTGTTTGGACTGGAAAACCGACAAAACTTGGTCGAAAGTGTTCGAACCACGCGGTTCCAATAAAAAGGAAGATACAGACAACTCACGCGGAAAGTGTCTGATTTCGATTAACGATTTAGATGTAGACGATGAATCATAATTCAATCATTGGGTTCGGCGTTGGTATTCCACTTTCACATTTACGAGTGTTCCTATTTTTTTTGTATGTTTGTATCAGATTACGCGCTGATACATATAGAGATTCAACTACAATCCCAAGCATTACGATGCCTATAATTGAGATTACGATTAATAACGGTATTGGTAACATAATTTCCTTGATACCGTAATAATATACAACACTCGGATTATCAATTTTCCTAAGATACAATTGCAACCAAATTTTGTTATAGAATCGCAGTTGAATACAAAAAAACGATTAACGTTTACGTCTTGTATTTCGTGTTTTCTTGGAACGACTCTTTCCTATAGTTCGGCGCTTTAATTTACGACGCGATGAACGCCGTTTTCCTTTACCGCCGCAATAAATACCCGTTCCTGGTGGGGGAATCACAGATCCGGGGTGATCGGTATACGCACCGCCAAACGCACTTGGCTGATACAATCCGGTTACGGTAGACGAAATCGGATCAAAATTGCTAGGATATGGCGGTAATACGGAAACCATTTATACTAAGTGCATATTTTATAATTGTCGAATATGGATAATCTGTCCGCGACCATTTGAAGCAGTAATCGGAACCCATCGCCTAAATTTGGGCATATACACACATTCAAACGAAACCTTTTTCTCTAAATCGACAAACTTGTCTTCGCGCATATCTTGGAATTCGGTTTCGTCATCACTTTCTTCAAGTGAATCCAAATGGCGGTTTTCCTTGATGTTGCGAAAGAACGAGTTCATATAGCAACTCGTTTTGTAATTGGAAATATAGGCAATACCACAATAGATGCGTTCTGCATTTCGCCCGAATGCATATAAATGATAAATATCATTTTGCAAATCGGCCATTACTTCAAATGTGGTGGGTCGTTTATATTGTGGTTTGGAGTAATCAAATCTGGGCAAAGCGGGTGGGATAAACAATAGAGTGTTGGGAACCGTCGGATTTGATACAGGAATAATGTTTCGCGTGAAAGGAACGTTTACATACGGAACGATCGACCGCAAAGACCGATGTTGAATATGATGAACCGCATACGGTATTTTCGATTGAATTTGGTCAGGAACTTGATTGGGCGAGGTATCGTCCAATTTCCAGCACACGGGCGACACGATGGGTAGATTCCGGTTTTCGCAAAACCACGTGGGATAGGTGGTGAATAAGTCGTATAAGAATCCGAGACGCTCACAATACGGCTGTTTTGAAATAGAGATGCCCTTACTATACAAAATGTCTTCTGTTACAAAATACTGACCTTTGTCGGGTATTTCACAAATGCTACCGTAGACGATAGTTCCATATGCTAAATATCTGGGCACGTCGACGTCGGACAAAACCTTAACGGACGTAACCTTCTTCTCACGACCAATTTCCAAAAGAAGACATACGTCCTTGTCGCGTAAGAAGGTAAACCACATATAGGCCTTTTTACCATATGGAATGGCCAATGTAACATTGTAATCGGAAGAAACTTTCTTATGTGAAATGGTTTCATAGGAAAGTTCGAAATTTGGGATACGTCCCAACAATTCATCCATGAGATTCGGAGGAAGATAAGACATGATAAGCGCGCGTGGTTCTAATTATACTGAATAAAACTCTATATTCTTTTAGAATCAATTTATGCCTACATCATGATATGTTTACGTTTTTGCTAAGGTGAAGACGAACCAAGTTCGGTAAGAAGTAATGATTCGAGCTCTTCGTTCATATATCGAAGTTCTTGGTCGCTCAACTTTTCTGATGCGGATTCATTATAGCAACCCTTTTTTGTGTCCTTGATGGTATCCATGATGTGTTGATACTTTTTAATGTGAAACCCGACCAGGTCCTTGGTCTTTTTTGTAGTATAAGTATCTCTAAAATACTTCACCAACGAATCTATCAAATAAATGACTATTATGGAAATAATTATGGTTTGGAGTAGATTGCTCATATACCAGGGAACGAGAAGAGTATTTAGTTATATAAACTTATGCTGGTTATATAAATAATATTTTGTTATTTAGCGGACAACCTTTCTCTTGGTCTTGCGTCGTCTGTTGCGACGACCCATTGTTTTACCGCCCATATTGGAGAGATTTTTAGGTTCGGATTGTTGCGCTTGATCAGTTCCTAGCTGCGCCGTTTCAACCATCGATATGACTTCGTTATTTGGTGGCGTTGCTACAATTTCTGGTTGTATTTCCTGATTATCTGGTGGCGCTTCTACAATTTCTGGTGACGCCGCTACATCTTCTGATAGAACTTCATCATTTGATTGCGCCGCTACATCTTCTGATAGAACTTCATCATTTGATTTCATTATTCCATCTACTTGTTGCGCGTCACCAGTTTCTACTGGCGGAGAGGGTTGCATTTCTACTCTATCTAATACTAAATCTAGTTTCTTCGACATATCCATTAATACAACGTTAAAGGCCTCTTGTTGCGCTTGCATTAGAGCAATCAGTTTTGACGTATCGTTTGGTTGTGCATCCACTTCGGCGCCAGATTCTTGGTCGGCGCCAGATTCTTGGTCGGCATCAGATTGAGCATCAGATTTATTTTCGCCCGAAACATCATTCATTACATTTTTGATTGATTCCTGCACATTCGTCCCGATTTCACTAACAGCATTCCCCAACTTGCCCAGCGTAGTGGTGGACTCTGCTGCAGCGGCGAGTTGATTTGGTAACTTATCCTCACCATCGGCATCATCAGCATCACTCTCGACCTCATCAACCGCGGTTTTCTTACCATCGGCATCATCATCCTCACTCTCGACCTCATCAACCGCGGTTTTCTTACCATCGGCATCATCCGAAGGGGTAATTTGATCGTTTGTATCCGTATTCGGCTCATTCTTCATCGGCTGTGCAACAGTTTCCGACGGCATTGTTGTATTTCCAGGTTGCGTTTCAATCATATCTGCATCAACGCCGTCAGAAGCCGGTTTTTCAGCAGAGTTTTCACCACCAAAAAGGCTTGAAAAAAAACCACCCCCCGACATTTTGCCCTTTCTAGTAGAGACTTTATATATGCGTTTTCGAGAAAGTGGTTTACTCCCAGACGGCCTGTATATGGACCTTTTTTTACTATTCGTCATGATATATATATTGACGATAAATAAAATGAACAATGTTAATAAATAAAATCAATATAAAAACTTTACTAAATATAATATCATCACCATGGTATCCGTATTAATTGTTGAAAAATCGGGTATTATCAAGTCGACCACTCTCAAAACATATAATGAGGCGGAATTATACAAAAAGGCGGGTATGAAAACGAGTGACGGGTTTTGCAGCCAAACTACCTGGAAATTGGGTTCCAATGTGAATATACGTCTATTTGGAAAAACGACCGGACGTGCTGGTCAAGAAAATAAATACGACTTTCCTCCCCCGGTAGATAATGAATTGTATTTCGGTTCATGTATATTGGTGAATTTAACTGACGACGGAGAAGCGATTGATTTGCAGGAAAAGCAGTGGACAGTGGTATATGAAAAATTATTTGGTGGTTTCGAAGATATTGGTGCCGACGACAGCGAAGATGAGGAGGACGAAGACGACGAAGATGAAGACGTTCCGAGAACCAAGGAGGGATATGTAAAGGATAATTTTGTTGTAGATGACGATGATGAAGAGGAAGAGGAAGAAGATGACGAGGAAGAGGAGGAGGAGGACGAAGATGACGATGACGATGACGACGATTCGAATACGCCCAAATCAAAGGCTAAACCTGCATTGCGGCGGTCGAAACGAGGTAAGTCAAAGGCAGTGGAAAATGTGTTTAAATTTGATGTTGCAGACGAATATTTGAACTGCACTAGCGAATTAAGCGAAGAAGAGTATGTATAAATACTATTGATTTATCAGGATATAATTGTATACACACAATTATATCGTTATCTAGTTGCATGCACGTTCAATCTATTTGATTATGCGTGTGTAAAACAATCCTCTAAAATTGATTTAAACCTTTCGTAGTAATATACATCAAAGCGCATCTGCAATGAGTAAAATAACCGATTCTAATACTTTCCGCGAAAATATTCGTATACGGCTTCAGGCTATGTTGAATGGTGTTCATGAAACTGCGGGGACGAACATGGAAAAGGGAGTATATAATTACGCGATTCAAGAGGCAACGCGTCGGAAAATCGTGAAAAAGTGGGAAAACCCACAATTTGTTACTCTGTATAAAGACCGCCTGCGGTCGATATATATTAATATGCAAAAATCACCAATATTGCGTGAACAGTTGATATCCGGCGAAATATTACCTCAAAATATGGCGTTTATGACCCACCAAGAATACAATCCATCAAGATGGAAGGAGTTGATCGAAAAGAAAATGAAGCGTGACGCTTCAAAATACACCGATAATATTCAGGCATCCACGAATATGTATACATGCAAAAAATGCAAGTCATCTCGGTGCACTTATTATGAAATGCAGACGCGTAGTGCGGATGAGCCAGCGACCATTTTCGTAACATGTCTAGATTGCGGAAAACATTGGCGTTCCTAAGTATAATCTCTGGATAAGATATAGGATGTCTACCACACCTTGTAAACTACCAAGCTCGATGGATAAATGGCGCTACACAATTTGGACAACCATCGTTTTTTTACTTATTGTAAATCCATACACATATCAACTCACGCATAAATTATTCAGCGGTATTTTAGGAAGTATATCGAGCCCGACTGGATGTCCCACTATGGTCGGAATCGGATTGCACGCCGTCGTATTTACCCTGATTGTGCGTTATATGATGGAGTTCGATGTTTAGATAACACAATGATATTATGAAATTTACATCATATCATTCCTTTAGTCATGTTATTATTGTCCAACATTTGCGACATAGATGTTTGTCTTGCAAATATAGTATGTCTGAACGATAAGTAAAATATGAACAAGTGTATGGTTTAACTTATAAAATGGTTTCATCGCAGTAACTAAGACAATTAAGTAGATTATAGTCAGATTACAGCATTTCAGTTACATATTTAAATTTGTTTGATAAATACTTAGCTTAATATACGTAATCCTTTTCGTGCAACGATGTCCCCGACGTATCTTCGTCGACATATTTGCCGTTAGAAGCCAATCCATTTGCTTGTGCCCGCTTTAAAAGCTCGAATTGCGCGTGAACCAAATTTCCAGAAAGCCCTCTCCATGTATCCAATACGGTAGATTGCAAAGCGCGTCCATATGAAAACGTCAGTCTCCATGGTTTAGCGGCCGGCAATTTGTTAATCTCGTTCAACGCCATGCTCGCCTCTGTCTCGGACATTCCTCCTGATAAAAATACTACACCGGGCATACTTACCGGAACCGCTTGTTGAAATGCGGCAATAGTATGTTTTGCGATTTGCACGCAATCCATTTTTTCATCCGAAGATACGCCTGGACGAACCATGTTGGGCTTCAACAGAGTGCATTCAATATCTACATTGTGACGAATTAATTCGCGATAAACCACACTTAATACATTCACCGCAATCTCTCGCGATTGCTCGCTCGTATGTGTTCCATCCATTAATATTTCTGGTTCAACAATGGGAACCAGTCCATTGTCGATACAAATTGACGCGTAACGAGCCAGCGTAACCGCATTTTCATGTATAGACAAATCAGACGGGCAATTCTTTTCAATATCGATTTTCAATACGGCTCGCCATTTTGCAAAACGTGCACCTGCTTCATAATATTTACGACAACGGACATCTAAATCATCGATACCCTGTGTTACAGTTTCACCATCAGTCCCATACAATGGTTTTACGCCTTTGTCTACTTTGATACCCACCACAATATTGCTATCAAGTAATGGCTGAACCAATCGTGACCCATTTGACGTATTGTCGAAGAGAGTCTCTTCGTATGTGATCACCCCGCTTATAAAGTCGCATAAAGATGGCGTAGTAAACAAAACCTCTCTGTAGGCAATCCGGTTTTCACGTGTGTTTTCAACCCCGATTTTTTCAAACCGTTTACCGATAGTGGACGTGCTCTCATCTGCAGCCAAAATTCCTTTTCCTGGTGCGCAAATGCGACGAACCGTTTCAATTAGCTCTTGACGATACATTATAATAGAATGTGTATGAATATTGTCTTTATATGCCTGCGATTATAATCATTAATGTAGATATAACATGAGGTTAAATTATTATATCTATAATAAAGGGTTTAAATCGTGTTATTCTAATACATTCATAAATAAATGGAAGTTCACGTTCCTGAGAATTTTCGTTCATCGATTGTCGATTTTACTACCGATCTTTCCACAACCTTTCCCGAGTATAGTGCACTTTGGTCAAAATGGTCTGATAAGACAACGTCTGTATCTGAATTTGCGACCTTATATGAACATTGCACCCAAGTTTATCCTGAGCGTTTTTTCGATATTTTGAATCAAAACGCCGAAATATTTTCGAATGGAAGCGACAAGAACACACATTTTTTGCCCGATGTCGATTTCACATTACTCTTTCATTGTGCCGGCGTATCTGAAAATACAAGGGAGACTATTTGGAAATATTTACAGGTCATTCTCCTTACTTTAGTGAATTCCATGAAAGATAAGGTTAATTTTGGCGATACGATGAAGATGTTTGAAAATTTGGACGAAGGTGATTTGCACTCAAAATTGCAGGGTGCTATGGAGAATATTGGAAAATTCTTTGAGAAAATGGAGAAGCAGCCCGCGAACAACGAACCGCAAGCCGACCAAGGAACCTCCAAAACAGCTGGACTTCCAAAAATGGAAGAACTCCATAACCATTTGCAAGGATTGTTTGACGGTAAGATTGGGCAACTTGCGAAAGAGTTGGCCGAAGATATGAGCGGAGATATAGCAGCATCATTCGGCGCGGAGATGGAAGGGATGACTTCTACCAAGGATGTGTTATCAAAGTTGATGCAGAACCCACAGAAAATAAAGAATGTTGTGAATACGGTGAAAGAACGCTTAGCCAGCAAAATGGAATCGGGTGATATTTCGCGTGAAGATCTCATGAAAGAGGCGTCCGACATGATGAAGAAAATGAACGGTGCAGGTGGAATGGGAGATATGCTCAAGGGCATGGGTGGAATGGGAGATATGTTGAAGGGCATGGGTGGAATGGGAGATATGTTGAAGGGCATGGGTGGAATGGGAGATATGCTCAAGGGCATGGGCGGCATGGGAGATATGCTCAATGGTATGGGTGGTGACGACGAAGGTGGAGGTATGGCCGAAATGATGAAGAATTTCGCACAAGGAATGAATTTGCCCAAGGGTGCACGTTTAGATACTAATGCGATGAATCGTGAACAAGAACGTCTAACTGTAAAAGAGCGTCTTATCGCACGCGGAAAGGTGAGGCAGCAAGAACAACTTGTGAAGAAATTGGAAGAACAGGCAGTCGCAATTCGACGCCAAAAGGAATATGACGAGTTTATGGCGAAAAATCCGAACCTGTTTGATACCAACGACCCGAAGAGTCTTGTTTATCACATCGACGGTGAGAAGCAAGAGAAATCAAAATGTCGTCCGGAGGGAGAAGCGTCTGCAAGCAAAAAAACTGATAAGAAAAAGAATAAAAATAAGAAGGACAAGTCGGGAGAATCGCATGCGAATTGTTAGAGATTTGGTAAGTTAACGCATAGTTTTGAGAACATAATAATAGTTGGTGAATATATAGAATGGTTTGTCTTACAAAATATATAAGTATACCTGTCTTCATTATAAGTTTTGCGATTGGTATATTTATCGTGTATACAACCTTAGGAGATATGCGGACGATTTATATTTATCCAAGTCCTGAAAATGCAGAGCTCATGATATATCGCGACAAGGCGAGCCAATGTTTCGCATTTGAACAAAAATCAGTTACTTGTCCGGCAAATCCAATGGAAATCGCAAAAATACCAACACAAGGTTAATATTTTGAAATGCGGTTGAGTCATACCATTATAATACTGGTATGTCTAAAATATCGACTGGTTATATATAGAGCATGCATTTAAAACGATTATTAAACACATCTTTAGGGAAATTTTTCATATCCGTTTTGCTAGGGCTAGGATTGGCGACGCTTTTTAGAAAGGTATGCAAAGATAAAAATTGTCTCGATTTTAAAGGGCCCATTTTAGGCGAAATAGACGGAAAAATTTATAAACATGGCGAAAAATGTTATGAATATTCCTCTTCTTCCGTCCCATGCGATAAAAACAAACAGATTGTTGACGTAGAATAATGCGCCAACTATACAATGTTTAGATGTGTAATATTGTATAGTTTATGTCTCACTCAACAACACGTATTTCAGATTTACAAGAATCGAATAGTGCTTCTTTCAATATGCCTTCTTCTACGCAACATATTGCGAAGGAATTTTATGGAAATGTAGCCATGCAACCGGAACAGTCGGGCAACGGAAATTCGGAGATTTCCAATTATAAGCCATTGAATATACATCCGAATCCGTATGGACACAATGAGGTAATTCCCCAAAATATGCCCTTACCTGAGCCGTCTCCACAGCGCGGCCAACCATCGTCCGTTCCGGTTCATTCTGCAAACGCTGGTCAAGTAAATTATACTCTCGAGAATATGCCGCCACAGCGTTTGCCGTCACGCGATATTCCGATGAATCAACATGAGTATCAGCAAGATGAGCAGATACAAGCAAATCATATTCCCAAGGTAAAGTTGACGTCGGATTACATACGCGAATATGAAGCAGCAAATGAACAGGCGCGAAAAGAACATCGCGAACAAAAATATAGGCAAGAGTCCGCGCATAGTTTGATCAGCGAATTGCAGGTGCCGATATTGGTTGCGGTGCTATATTTTATATTTCAGATGCCGGTCGTAAACACCTTACTCAGAAAATATTGTTCATTCTTGTCGATTTACCACGAAGACGGGAATTTTAATTTCATGGGGTTGATATTCAAGAGTCTTTTGTTTGGTTCCATATTCTACTCCTTTCATTTTGTTTCGACCAAGATTAGTACATTATGAACCATTTATTATGCATTTGTATTTATGTAATATTATAATATATAATATGCGGAAATGTGTATTTATAAGTTGTGACAGTCAATATGTAGCAAACTCTATTGTGGCTTTGCTACAATTTGTTAGTCATAATCCGGATTACGACAAGGCAATTATTGGAACAACGTTTGATAATTCGTCAAAAGAGTTATGCAAACAGTTTGATATAGCTATTCACGAGGTCGACCTTTCGAATGATTTTATAAATCTAGATAAGCGACCATATGGTTTACAATATCCAATCGAGTGTTTCAGTCATTTTTATGCATATAAAATGATGACTGACTATGATTATATTGTCTTGATTGAACCGGATATATATATACATAAAAAATTGGATGTATCGTTCGAGTCAATTCATTATATAGGAGGATCATACAAACAAAATCATACAATTCGGTCGTTTCCTGTAATAAAAAGAGAATATTCCATTATACGTTTGGAGTTTGGTGAAGGAATATTGGATACTCCTCGCATATTGGGCGGGCTCAAAATATATAACGTGAAAAATTTGCATGAAATTGAATTTTATGAAAAAATAGTTGACTATTATAAACGATCATGGAAAATTGGATGCCCACGCTGTGGGGACGATTCACTACTTGCATTATATCAATTATATCATAGTAACCACATTGAACTGTTAGACCCAAATACACATGTAATATCTACGTCATATAATTATAACTATATTGATAAAACAAAACTAGATGCAATTACTATGATACATATGGCTGCGAATCACAAATGGTGGAGAATTTATAATGTTAAAACGTTACATCCGTTAGTACGTTATTGTTATGAAAATATGATTGAATTTATTTACAATCATTTTTCGTTAAAATTCATTGGGGAGCATTTTCCCCACATATATTGTAATGTAGATAATATACGAGTCCCTTTTTATTATTGGGGTGGTTCTGTTAATTTTGGTGATACAATAACACCCTATTTTTTGAAGAAGTATTGTTCAGAAAATGAATATTCTATTGATTTTAACGAGAATATACCCAACGTAATTAGTTGTGGTTCTATCATGAGATTGTCCAAACCAACCTCGTTGGTCTATGGTAGTGGTATTCGTGATATTGATCAAAATATTCTACCGGGAGAGATTGTACTTGTGAGAGGCCCCTTAACCCGTAAACGTTTAATCAATATTGGTTGCTATTGTCCTCCTGAATATGGCGACCCAGGGCTGTTACTACCCGAATATTATAAACCGCGTGTAGAAAAAAAATACTCACTTGGTATTATTCCTCATGTTATTCATTATGACATAGTAAAAGAAATGTATGCGAATAATCATAACGTATATGTAATTGATTTGAATACAAGCGACGTTGAACGTGTTGTCGATGATATAGTCAGCTGTGAAAAAACTGTATCCTCTTCATTACATGGTTTGATTGTAAGCGATGCCTATAATATACCAAACAAATGGGTAAAGTTCAATTTAGAAATCAAAGGAGACGACACTAAATTTTATGACTATTTTCAATCCGTTGGGAGATGTAATGAATCATATTTGAATTGTATTGATTACAAAATGCTACCGGATAATATACTTGATTTAATACCTATGAATATTTGTAAATTCGATATGAAACGACTGAAAAAAAAAATGTTCTTCGACGAGCATGGACTCAAAAATTACACCAAATATAGATATATGTCGTTAATACAACCTGAAATAATACAACCTGAAATAATACAACCTGAAATAATACAACCTGAAATAATACAACCTGAAATAATACAATCTGGATTATTAGAAAATGAGTATTTAATTTGGAATTCGTATTGGGAAAGAGTCGACAATGATTTTATTGCAAAACAAAATACATGTCTAAAAAAAAGTGTTATTCATAGTCGGCATCTAAGAAAAGATGAGGTGGTTGCGATTCAATTGGGTGAAAGAGTCAGATACGCCCGTCGGTTCAATGATAACTATATGGTTGTTTTGCGCATTTAGGCTATATTCGAAAAGAATTCAACGCGATCCTTAAACGGTATCGCGCAACGAGGGTATTTCGCTACCAGATCACACCCCTTCGCAAATTTTATGCTTACAATTGGGAACTCTGTAATATCACAACAAATATACGTAAGCAGGTTTGCCTTTTCATACGCGACGTCTTTATTAAATGACCGCTTTGCACCGATTTGATTTGAGGGCATGAATTTTAGACCTCCTTTGGTAAAACATTTTAAATCATATAGATTTCCTTGCGCATCTATATGGTCATGGTCTTTATTTCCGGAAACCCATGTTAGTTCGGGATATTCGATTGGTATATAATGCTCTAATAATGTAGATGCCCAACGCCCGTCCTTGAAATGGTCAATGAGTGTTTCCACTGGTAATGTTCCAAATTGAACTTTACCAGTTAGGTCGATTTTACGAACGGTGTTCATAGTATATTGTCTATAAAAATAGACAATATGTATTATTCAATTTTACGTAAGCTATGCAAGCGCGAAATTAAACGCACAAATCACTTCCGGTTTGGATATCGACTTGGGACCAACCGTATTATCTGTTTGATATAATAGGTTACGAACTCGTTCTACGTTTTCAGCCAAACTATGTTCATTTGTGAACCGAATAAAGTAATGTGATTGTGGGCTTTTGTCTTCCGTTTTTACATCCACCTTACCCGCGTTTACCCCAACGCGTCGAAACGATATATCATGGGGATCATTCTTTGCGACAAAGCAAAACCCATTTGGTTCGTCTTTACTGGGTTTCACTCGTAGCACATCTCGCCTTTCCCAGATTTGGAAGACGCACGGAACGTTCACATCGCGACCATCTACACTGAACGAATTTTCGGATAAATCCGACTCAAATACGAGATGAAATTGTAGAGGTATTTTGCTGCGCATACTATCCTTTTTGAAACTCTTAGGTAGAATGAATGATATGGTCGCTGCGAACAAAGCCGCNTTTTTTATGAATTTAATGGCGGTCGCAGATTGTCTACCAAATGGTGGATTTCCCGCAATATGTATTTTTGTATCCGAAGTAGCACGTGCATTCTCATATTCCAAGAAATCTTGTTGTATTACATCTGGATGTTCAGGCGCGATATCATAAAACATACAGTTATTTGATAGCTTACGCAAGTCGTTTATAAACGAGCCGTTGCCGGCACTCGGTTCAATAATGGTGTCTAACGATCCCATACTAATATATTCGCGCATCCATTGTATACATTGACTCGCTACATTCGGTTTTGTATAAAACTTGTCTATTGTATCTCTCCATAGTCCGGTTTGGTTCATCTGTATACAATTGTAGTATGATAAAATGTTTATATCAATTTTATCATATCGTTCTAAAATAACGAGGGTATTGCAAACGGTTTAAGTGATTTTGAAGCGTTTTTTTTGTTAGGCGCCTTCTTGGACTTTTTCTTTGTTCGAGTCTCCTTTTTTAGTTTTGGTTCATCTGTTTTTTTCTTTTCCGCGTCGGAAGGAGAATACTTCAGAAAGTATTTCTCAAATTCTTCGCTTCCACTTTTTCCGCGCAATTCCTCGAATTTTGCTGTTTTTTTCGCACGAATACTTTCCATCGTTTCTTGGACACCAATGCACTTGGACGTGAATCGCTTGAGAACACCCGTTTGAGCAAGACGATTTTTTTGCTCTAATTCGAAGAGATATTTGGCCATACATAAAATGCGGTCTTTGTAATAGTAATTTGCACCTGCATATAAAAACGCCAAGTAGAAACTCATTATGGTATCAATTGTGGCGACATTAATGTCGGAATTTTTTATATGGATGGTATTATAATTATGACACGCAATTGGTTTGTATATGAAAGCCAATATTTCATTCTTATACCGTATTTCGATATGTTCGGGAACAATTTCGCCAATTGCTTCATGGTGAATCTGTTTAATTTGTTTAAAGTTTGCATCATGCAGTCGTTCTTCTATAACCAACGCAGTTTTTTCTATATCTTCCGATAATACGTCAAAATCCGGTATTTTCTTGATAAACTGTCGCTCTTTGCTGGGCATTTGTCTGGAATAAAGACTTGCTGCATATCCGCCAAAAAACACCACTCCTAAATCGATAAATGTATCTCTTACAATTGTATATAATTTTTCGGCATCTGAACTATTTTCATCCATATTTCGCTGGAATTCGATAGCCGAACAATCAAAATCGACTTTCATCGGATGATATTGATTCAATAAATTCAATCGTTTCATTACTTTTTCCCACCGGCTAGTATCTCCGGCTGGTCTGGATAATTCCAAATACATACTCATTCGTAAAAAATCAGGCGGAACATATTTGATCCCCGCGACGGATACCGAATCAAGCATTAATGCATCAAATAGCTCCTTATGTATACTGGTTATATCGGCCATCGGAATGAAATTAACAAATACTTTATAGGTTCCGTGATGTATACCCGATTTCGCCTCTACGTCTAAATAACCCGCCGCATAAAAAATATCTGTTAATTCTTTCGCGTCATTCAAAGCGTTGGATGAAAAAAAGTCGTAATCGGGTATTTCATATTCGCGGTTATAAAACTGTGCCTGTTTGGGAAGTATGTTGTTAATAGCCGTCCCGCCGTAGCATAACAGCTTTTTCTTCATCAGAAAATCTTCAACTATTTTTACCATACCTTTAATTTCATCGCTACTTGCGACCTTTTGACCCATAATTTTTTCATTTTGATCAACTGCATGACGCAATACGGCTAATTCACATTCTTGAAACGCCATATTATCGGCGCATTCGTCGGGCATATAACGATTCTTTCGAGTTCGAGTGTTTTTCTTCGACATTACGTCTGGATATATATTACAGGGATAATCTGCATGTAAAATATAGTATTAATGATTTTACGCGTCTACTATTGTCCTAAAAGTTTGCTATATGCTACGGCCGAGGTCAAAGGCACAAACGCGCTCTTGTATTCTTTGAAAAATGCCTCATATGCCTTCAAATTGTAGTCGTTTTTATAAAATGCCTGTGCTACGGCCTGCGCGCCGTAATTTTCGATTAAATAAAATGTGTCTGCATTGTTTGTATTATTGAAAAATCCAAGACTTGGNAATACAATTCGAAATAAATACGTGGCGGGGTCGGGTGGGTTGATAGGTTGGAAAGATAGACTATTTTCGTCATACAATCGAATGCTTTGGCTATTACTGTTCATGTTTACATAATCAGTCAAGCTCGCGCAATCCGTATTATCTGGACTGCATGTCGCATAATTCGCATATCCAGGTGAAGACGATTGGTCTACAATTATAATGACTCTTCCCATGAGTTCGGGTAATTGTGTATCTAACGTTACNGGGACGGCGACNCCGNTTTGACTATACAACTTAGGCCCAATTGTTCCATTGATAATTTGCGCAATCCGCGAATAGGCTGTTGGTAATAATGTTTTAATTCGCAAGTGAATAAACAATGGGTCTTTCTCATTCGGAGCGGTATCCGAGAATGCATTCGACATCACAGTCGATAATGCACCCGCCAGAGATACTGCCGGTGCGTCTGATGTGAATGTATCCACCGAATATTTATTATTAGAATATGCTACAATAGGAACCCCGTCCTTTATATAAACTTCAAAGTCCAAGAATCTACACCCTCGTGCTATAACATATTTTATCATGTTCAAATTCATATACCCACCGGTGTAGGCACTATTTGACGACGATTTAATGCAATAGTTTCGCAAAGCATTATCTACAGACGGATCAAATTGTTGATTTGATATACCCGAACCAGTGGTGTTGCCTTCAACACTGCTTAATTCGGCAATCTGTTTTGAATTGGGTGTATCCACAAATGGCGGTGGGTTGTTACCAGGTTGATTCCCCTTCATTTTCATAATCATATTGTATATAATGGAAATAGCTATAGCAGTAAAGCCCAATATCAAAACATAGTCTATTATTCCGATCATTGTATATAAATGATAGATAAAGTAATTATAGATACAAAAATATAGACACTTACTATATAATCATTTATAATGGCCGGTGGTTTATTAAATATAATTTCTGTGGGAAAGGCAAATCTTATTTTAACAGGAAACCCCACCAAGACATTTTTTAAAGTTGCTTATTCAAAATATACAAATTTTGGTCTACAGAAATTTCGATTAGATTTTGATGGTTTACGAGAACTCCGTCTGACTGAACCGTCTAAATACACTTTTAAAATAAAACGATATGCCGATCTATTGATGGATACATGTGTTGTAATCAATTTACCCGATATATGGAGTCCAATATGGGAACCAAGCACACAGACCGGTAATCAATGGTCGCCGTATGATTTCAAGTGGATAGACAATCTTGGTACACAGTTAATCCAAGACATTGAAATTGTGTGTGGAGCAAATACTCTGCAGAAATACTCTGGTCAGTATTTGGATGCGATGGTAAAGCGCGATTTTAGTAAACAAAAATTAGACCTTTTCAATGCTATGACCGGTAATGTCCCTATTCTAAATGACCCTGCGAATGACCCGGCGAGGGTTTTAACATACCCGTTCAAAAGTAATACTTATCCCTCTGCAAAATATACAACAAATCCAAACGGTGCTGAGCCCTCTATTCGCGGCCGAACATTATATATACCATTAAATACTTGGTTTTCACTAGATAGTCGATGCGCATTTCCATTAGTGGCGCTACAATATCAAGAACTAACTATCAATATCACATTGCGACCGATCCAAGACCTATTTCAAGTGCGTGACGTGTTCAACCCAATAGATAATTTCCCGTATATCAAGATTCGTGCGGGTGAAAATCAATTTCAATTATATCGTTTTTTACAAACCCCTCCATCAGACGATTTATCATCGGGTAATTATGAAAATAAAACCATTACTTGGAATGCGGACGTGCACTTATTGTCTACGTATTGTTTTTTATCAGAAGAAGAACAGGCGCTATTTGCCGCGCAAGACCAAGTGTATTTAGTGAAAGAGATATACGAATACGATTTTCTCAATGTGGTTGGGTCGAATCGGGTCAAGTTACAATCTGCATCGGGAATGGTCGCCGATTGGATGTGGTATTTTCAACGTAATGATGCATTTCTTCGCAACGAATGGTCGAATTATACGAATTGGCCATACAAAACAATTCCATCCAATATTGTCTTGGACAACAGTAGCAATTTGTATATTACAGGGGATTATAATGGCGATAATCAGCGAATGATTATGCAGACGTTCGGTATTTTATTTGGCGGCGACTATCGCGAAGTTAATATGCCTGCCGGAGTATACGACTACGTTGAAAAATACAGTCGAACACAAGGGTTCGCGCACGAAGGTTTATATTGCTACAATTTCTGCTTGAATACATGTCCATACACATACCAGCCGTCGGGGGCTGTAAACACTAGTCGATTCAAAAGTGTTGAGCTCGATTTTACTACTTATTTACCACCAGTCGATGTGTCTGGCTCCAATGTAAATATCGAATGCGATGGCCAAGGTGTCCCGATAACCGTATCGTCCAAGCCGGCATGGGCATTGTACGTATATAATTACAATCTTCATATCTTCGAAGAACGTTACAATGTATTATCATTTGTGGGAGGCAATTGTGGATTAATGTATGCGAGATAATTAAGAACTAAATCCGATTTAGAGCGTATTTATCGTGTTAAATATCATATTCTATTATATACCGAATATAATAGAATATGACCACTTGGAATAAAAAATGGGGTCAAACATGTTCAAGTGATAATACAACGACTGAAAATTTTGATGTGCGGGAAATGACGCGAAAAATAAAGGGCATTTTCCAAGACAAGTGCGAAAATCCAAAACAAATCGACGAATTTGAAGATATTTATCAAAGGCCTCAATCGTCTTCCATTGTGACGGAGGGTCTTGAAACACAATATGATGCAACCGATAAGCTAAAATCTACATTGGCTGATATAGAGGACACGCCAAAAAAATCACTTGAAAAGGCGAAAAAAAGTATTGTCCAATTCGGGGACTCATTCAAATCTATTCCCAACCCTATTACAAGCATTGAGAATGAATTATCGAATACGTTTGATGGGTTAAGTAACCTGGGCGATTTCGATTTAAATTTTGATGATATGTTTTCCGGACTCGAAAACCCATTTGGCGGCTCAACGAAAGATAATATTGGCGATAAATTAAAAGGTGCCGGTAAGAATCTGGACAGCGTAGCTTCTACGGTTTCATCCTCCATGTTAACCATGTCTGCGTTAATTACAAACATCTTTATGAAAATGGGGGGCTATTTAAATGTAATTAAACTGCGCATCATGCTTTTTATGTTGGAAACAAATCGCTATATTAAAACCGTTATTACAAATATTGCGAATGCACTCACACAAGACACCGCAACAAAAGTTGAAATAGATACTTTTCAAGACCAGGTTCAAAAATTCATTACCATTTTGCTAACGTGGTTTTTTGTATATAATTGGTATTATATAGTATTCTTTTTAGAAGACGAAGACAATATTCGATACACATTCAACGTCGATGTAATCAAAGATACGAGCAAGGTATTCTACGGGCTGTTTGGCCCAGCGTGTCATGTAATCGAACGATTTAATTCATTGATTATTGGGACTGGGAATAAAATCAAGGCATGGAAAATTCCCAATGCGATTATTATGTTTGGAATGTTTCTACTGTTTTATACGTTAGTTCAAATGAATTTTCAAACATCCATATTGTCGAGTTTCTTCGGTGCGTTAAGTGGAAAAACCAGCGCATCTCTTATTTCACTTGCGTCTATTGCAATTGTTGCGTATTACGGTTTACGATTCATGTTTGGTTCCGAAGTCGACGGATATATGGAAATACAATCGCTAGTGGTAAACAGCAACGGGATTTTCATGATGTGTTTCTTCCTAGTCATTATGATTCTATATGTGGTCATATATTCAATGTGGCTCGTTGGGACGAATATACCTCTTGGCGTGTTGTTCGTGTCGACGTATCTAGCCGTATACTCTTTCATGGGAGTGTTTGTATATGAAGGATTCAATTGTTTCAATATTATCACCGGTATAACAGACTCAATAGATACCATTGTTCCGGATATGACGGATGAGGTATGCAAACCTGAATTTGAAATCTCACAAATTCCAAAATATATATGGGATTGGCTTGGAAGAATGATTAATTATGCATCGATAAACATGTTTGAAATCCTAATCCTTTTAACACTGTTGGGTGGTATTGGTGTGTATGGTAAAAATTGGAGTTCTGCTATTGCCGGAAAAGTGGGTATATCTGCGTCGCCGACGGCCAGTATACAACAGACTTTCAAACAATTATTCACCTGGTTGATTTTAATTAATGTATTACTCATCGTATTATTGTGTATGTATCTTTACAATAAATATCAGACAATTCGTGGACTGCAAACTGGTAGAGATGGAATCGCTGATCAGTTTAAAAGCGACCAGACTATGCGCTCTCGAATGGCCGGACTGAACAATTCATTGCAATCGGACGGCCCGGTAATGAAAGAGTCGAAGTTGCGAGAACGGGTGAACTTGGCCAAGACGCCTGCCTCTGAATCTGAAGCTGAATCCACAACTGCTCCTGCTCCTGCTCCTGCTCCTGCTCCTGCTCCTGCTCCTGCTCCTGCTCC